ATCTCCTAAGTTTTAAAAAGTTGGGGGGCCGAAACCCCCCTAAGAGGATTAATTAGTCAAAGTTACCGTATGGGTAAGTTGTACTTGTACCAATGTTCATATCATTCTGGTTGTAACGTAAAGTTATTTCAACTTGACAAGAAGATAAACCAGCAGCTGATGTAGTCATACCCAAAGTTACAACTACTTGGCTAAACCATGAAGGCTGTTGACCAGGTTGTAAGTTTTGGAAGTCTTGCAAAGTTGCATTGCTATTGGTTAACTGTGAGCCTACAAATGTTGCTGTATAACGCTGTGCAGCTGGGCTAGAGATGTTCGCAAATGTTGCATAAACACCAGTAGAAGTTGCAAAGTTGTTAGAAACATATGGTTGGATCGCAGTTACTGCCAAAGGTGTACCAGCGCTATCTTTAGGAACTGTACCAATATCAAGGATAACGTCAGTGATATTGCAGCTATATGGCAAATAGAACACTACGCCACGATATACAAGAGTTGTTGCATCAGCTGTAGGAGCAGATGCTTTAGTAGGACCGTTTGTGCTATATACACCAGATTGTGGGGTATAAATAGTTGCAGCACTGTTTGGAATGTTGTTAGAAGCAACAAAAACACCAGAACCACCACCATAGTTAGTGCCAGCTGATGTTACTGAAAAATCTAAAAGTGCGGTTTGAACGAGGTCTGTATAACCAACGTCACGAACTGGACCAAAACGATTATCGCCAGATAGAATTGGCCCTTCAAATGTACTACGTCCCATAATGGACTCCTTATGCAAAAGTTACTATTCCGATCATTGCATTGTCTGCTGGGGCAGTGGTGGAATAGTTAATCACCCAGATATATGAATAATACAACAAATAAAAAATAAAGCAATAAAAAGGGGGCCTTTTGAGCCCCCTTCCTAGTACTGCTTAGTATGAACCGTAAACACCTAATGGATCAGAAACGCCGAAGCTGTAACGCTCACGGGATTTGTAACGTACGTTACCGGTGTCAAAGTCACCGTCCATGCTGTTTTGCAATGGGATACGAACAAAGTGTTTCAAACCATTTGGTACATCAGTTGTCAAGAACCATGCATTGGTTGCGGTCAAGAAGTGGTTAATTGTGTAACCTTCTGGAACAGAACCGTTGTTCTTAATAGCGTTGATATCGTTGTTGTTTGTACCAACACGGAGTTCTGTGTCAAGCAAACGGGTAGCAACGAATTGCAATGCTGGTGGAACTACAAGTTTCTTAGGACGAGCAGCGATCAACAGACCACGTTCATCAGTCCAAGCTGCAATCTGAATAACAGCGTTTTCCAACGCAGTTTCGTTCAAGTCAGCAGGGGTAGATGGAGTGTTGGCGTTAGTACCACCAGAAATCAAAGGATGCGCTGTAGAGAACAAAGGTTGTCCGTCACCGTAGGTAACTTGACTATTAAAGCCGTTATTCAATACCGCAGCAGCTTTTACCTGTTTGGTATAAGCCATAGCACGAGCTAAACCTTTGGTGTAGCGAGCAGATAAAGAGTCGTAGAGGTTGTCCTCAATTGCCTCTTCAGTCAAGCTAAAGCCAAGGGCGATAGTTTCGTGGTTGTAGCGAGCTGTCCATGCTTCTTGTGCATTGTCATACGCGATGGCTTGGCCTTCGTTTTTGACTGGAGCAGCTGAAAAGCCTGACAGTTTTGTTTCTTCTTCAAAAGAACGCTCAGAAGTCTCTGTTTCATAGATCTCTTTGTGTTCTTCACCGTAGCGAGCATACTCTAAACCGAACAATGCGTTCAATCCAGGGAGCAACTCTTTCAGTAGTTGTGCGCGTGAAATAGCCATTTAAAAGCTCCTTAATTAAACGCCATTTGCATTGTTGTAACCATGGTAACCTGCGTTCCATGTTACTAATGCTTCTGGGTAGCCAGTGAAAGAAAACTGTGCAGCTGTCGACTGAGCAGTAGAAACTGCTGTGTTGATAGTTACAGTAGTGCCAGATACTGCTGTTACATAAGTATTTGAACCTTGGTTAATACCAGGGCCATTTACTGCCATACCAGGAAGGATTGCACTGTTTGCAGCAGATAAAGTGATAGTAGTGCTAGAAGATGTAGCATTATTTGTCACAGTAACAGCTGAAGCAGGAACCATACCAACGATACGGAAAGCAGCAGAAGTAGTGATAGGTGTGCTTACAGTAGCAGTTGCAGAAACTGCAATACCTGCTTGTGAGTCACCTGTTGTAGTAGAACCAGTGTTACCAGCAGCAGCACCAATGTAATAAGCATTAGAACCGATGAAAGCTGGGTTAATGTACTGAATAGTAGTAGAACCACCAGTACCAGCTGGGCTTACAACAACTGCAGCTTGGAAAACAGCTTGAGGATCATCTACAACATAACCTTGTGCATCAGGAGCAGTTGTTGAAGACTGCCAGAACTGATAACGGTTTTTGCCGTAAATTGGACCGCCAGTAGTTGAATACTCGCAACCAACAAACACGCCAATAGTACCTGCAACAGCGCTAGAAGCGTTGTATGTAAGAGTAGAGGCAACTAAAGCACCAATATTGGCGCCAGTACCCAGCTGAACAACGTCGCCGTTGTATAGGCTGGTGTTATAGCCATTAACGATTGGGAACATACGAGTAGAACCCGCAAATACACGTCCACCAATGAGGTTAACAGGCTTTAGACCGTAAGGGGCCGAAACTGTAGGATAAGCCATGTAAATCTCCTAAATTATTGAGAACCTTTACCAAAGGTCACACTAGACTTCCGTTCCATAAAGATTGGCATTCTAGAATCACTTTGGCGCATTAAATTATTATCTACAGCTTCTGTCTGAGCTTGTGTCTGGTTATTTTCATAATCCATACGTTGCTTCACAAGTTCTTCTGGAATCTTGCAGAGTAATAACCCACCGATCTCGATATTGTCTTTATATTGACCTTCACGAGCGGCTAGCAGTTTGTATTTCGGTTGTTCGTCTACATGCACTGGCTCCCAACCCTCACGAAATTTTGCAGAAATGTTCCGAGGATCAGCAGCATTTAACATTGATACACGAATCCAGCGATAGGCAAAACCAGCTTGTTTATCAGGCTCAGGTAAAAGTTCAGGTGGCATCCACTGCTTAGGACGCTCTGTAATTTCACGGTTTTCCATCTCACGTTGTAATCTATTTGTTGCCATTATTAGGCCTCCAATTTGCTAAGTTCACGGGCGTATTGCTCTGGGGATAGACCGAGTTTTTTGGACAAGGCTACCTGCGTCTTTGTAAGTACCACTCTTTTAGAAGAAGTGCTTCTCTTCGCGGGAGCTACGACCGTACTCATTTTCGTACGCTGAGGTTTATCGTCCTCATCGTTTCTTGATGCAGCGTCAAATTCTTCTGGGAACCGACGTTTTACTTCGCTGTCAATAGACTTATAGTACTCATCGGTACCAATAAAGCCCATGCCATATTTCTCTGCAAGTTCTTCGTGAACGCCTTCAGCATATTTGCGCATCGACTTTTTGGTCGGATCAACAAACCACTGATTCCGTGACACCCACTCTGCAACTCTTGGATCCATCTGGGGCTGCTGCGGTTGTACATTAGCCCTTTGAGGTATTTGTACATCATTTTGAGAATTTTGTACAGTATTTTTACTTTTTTTAGTTTTATCAAGTTTGATCTGAGCTTTAGTTAGCTTTTCTTGAGCATCTAATAACTTATCAGAGTCACCAGAGTCATAAGCATCCTTATATTCCTTTTTAGCTTTTTCTAACTCAGCTTTTGCTGCATCTTTAGACGCAGTATTTAACTCTTTTTCACCTGATTGCAACTGTTTTTTGAGTCGTTTATTCTCATCTAGGATGGCTTGCGCCGCCGCTAAAGCTTCTTGTTGCTCGCGCAACGCTGCTTCTTTAGCACGTCTTTCTTCATGCCAAGCCTTTTTATACTGAGAAAACTTGTCTTTTACATTCTTAGAATACTCTTCAGACTCGTCTAGATTCTCCAATTGCGCCTTAGCTTCTGGCTCAAGTGGCTTTCTATTACGGTCTTCTTTAGGAGTATCGTCAACTATTTCTATACTAATATCATCATTATCATCAGTATCTTGATTAGTATCTACGGGTTTACCCTGATCTTCTATTTCATCAGGAAATTTAAATTCGTCTGGCATTTATAGCTCCTTAAATGAATTTGCGAGTAATCCCACGAGGATCTTGGACTACAGCCTCTACGGAATCATCATTAATAATGCGAAACTCACGACCGTGAATTACAAGGCGTGTACCTGCATTAGGTCTTGTCAACACAAAGTCGCCCTCTTGGCAATAAGCGCCAGTTGGAAAACGCTCTGG